GACGCTGTCGGCCGCGAGCGCGACCATGTCGTTGCCGACGCGGTATAGATAGACGGCTTCGTTGCCGATGATCTGCACTTCGACCTGGTCTGCGGCCATTGGCCACAGGGCGAACGCCTCACCATTGAGGCCACGGTCGATGCGGGCGTAGGCGTTGTTGCGTAGCGCGAGGTTGACCAGCATGGCGGTCCAGAACTCGGCCGAGGTCATGCGGCTGTTTGGGCTGGTGTGCAGCAGCGCCCACAGGCTCGACTCGCGCGCGACGCTGCGCATGCCGTTCATGGCGTTCTCGTACACCAGCAGCGGCAGGGTGCCGATGGTGTTGGCGATGACCGAGGCGCACGCCCACACGGCGGAAATCTGCAGGGCGTTGTCGATGGTGACGGGCTGGGTGCCGTCGACCATGGACGTGGCCGGGCCGCTCGTCTGTTTGCCGGACGAGTCGGCGAGCGCGCGCCCGCCGAACAGGCCGGTAAACCACGAGGTGATGATATTCATGCGGCGATCGGGTTGTAGAGGAACTCGTTGATGTCGTGATGCTCGACTGGCACCATCGATCTCGCCATGGCCATGATGAGTGCCACGGCTCCGTCGATCTTGTTATCTGGCTTCTCTTTCGTCGGGACACCGACGCCGTTCCGCATCTTGAGCACCACGTTCGACACCATCCACGCCATGATCTTGTCTCCGTTATGGTGGAATCGCCCGGCTTTAACCGCTGCCAGCAGCTCGTCTGCGGCTTGGGCGATCAGGCTGTGCCGGTTCTGAGCGAACTCGACAACCTCGGCGCCGTCCTTCATCAGCTGGTGCGCCAGGTGTGTTGCTCGCCACGGGTCATAGACGATCTCGCGGATCTGGAAGCGGCTCTTGTCTGCCATGACGTCAGCGCCGACTACATCGAAGTCCAGTTCCGCTCCCTCGGTCAGGGTCAGCAGTCCTTGCCTGACCCACTTCCGATAGGCCGTCTGGTTGTTCTTCGCTTCCTCAACGGTCTGCTCGGGCAGGTAATAGCGCCCGAATGCGTAATAGTGACGCTGGCCTTTCAGCTCCTTCGTGAACAGCTTCACGTTCGCGCAAATGTCGAGCTTCGACGCTAGGTCTAGGGCGGTAACGCATTCCTCACCCTCGAACTCGTCGGGATCGAGCGCATGATCTGCGCACATCTCCCAAGCGACCATCGGCATCCATGCGACGGACGCCGATACCCAGCGGTTGAGGTGCTTCGTCAGGAAGCGCGTCTGGTGCGCGGCATTGGTAACCGCGGCACGCTGCTGGGCGAGCAGATAGTCCTCGTCGACCGATATGCCGTAGTTCGGGTTGGCCTTTATCAGGACCTTTTGGTCCGCCCAGTTGTCGGCGTCATCGATGCCATAGATGACGCCAAACAGCTCATCATTGTCGAATACGCCTTCGAGAACCTTCCTGACTTCCTGGTCCTTGTCGTAGCAAGGGCCAGCAAGTTTGTAGCCTGCTGTCGTGATAATCAGGATCAGCGGTTCGTCTCGCGCGCCGGTTCCGGAGACCATTGTGTCGTATTGCTCCGACGTGTCGTGCTCATGGAACTCGTCCAGGATTGCGCACGATGGCGATGCGCCATCACCAGGCTTGCCAATGATCGGCTCGAAGCGGTCTCCGTTTTCTGGGCATACGATCGACTTCGCCCAGACCTCAAGGCCGGCCGCCTCAATGAGGTCAGGTGTCTTTTCGACCATCTGCCTGGCAGGCCGGAAAACTTCCCATGCCTGCTTCTCGGTCGTCGCACCTGAGTAGACCTCGGCGCCGTGCTCGCCGTCGCCTGCCAGCATGTAGAGACCGATGCCGGCAGCCAGTGCTGACTTGCCGTTCTTCCGCGGCACGATCACGTACGCCTCTCGGAAGCGGCGCATGTCGTCCTTCCTGCGCTTCCAACCGAACACGGAGCAGACGATGAACAACTGCCACGGCGAGAGGACAATCAGCTCTTTATGCCGCGCCCATTTTCCCTTCACGTGCGGCAGCAGTTCGATGAACAGGCAGGCCGCTTCTGCCGCGTCGCTATCGAAGTAGAACGGGTATTTCTTGCTTTTCTTGGACTGGTCGAGGTTGTCCAGATGCCGCTTGCAGGCCAGGACGGTCCATTTGCATGCCGGTATCTTCCCGGCTACAACCTCCCGCGCGTAGCGGTTCGCCGCTGTAACGTGCGTGTTTGCCAATGGGTCACCCTTTCTTGCCTCCCTTGATCAGCCCCAGAAATGGGTTGGTTCTCGCCGGCGGTTTGGTCGCCTTCACCTTGGTCGATGCTGACGGCGTGAGGCCGAACTCGGAGAGCAGCGATTGGAGGTGCCGCTGGGCCTCGCTCAGTTGAGCGACTTCAGGACGGGTACGGTTCATCACCGCGCCGGTCTGCGTTGTGGTTTGGTACGTACGACCGTTCTCAGCGACGTCTGCAGACAGCTCGGCGATCTCCGCCATTCGCAGGGCGGCCAATGCCATCGCCTCGGTGTGTGACCTGCTTAGGATTCGAAGCTCATTCAGGCGATCAGCCAGCACGTTGAAGTGCTCGATCGCATTTTCCGGAAGCCAGAGTGGAGGGGTCGGGTCAGCGCTGGAGGGTGTCGGCTCGCTATCGCTGAGCGGGCGTTTGCTCGGGTTTCCACGTGCGACTTTGATGGCTCTGGGGGTGGGTTTTCTACCGCTCACTTTTTGTCCTGGATTTCGCGGCGGTGAAAATCAGGTTCCCTCTCCGGTCCCCGGGGCCTTCCGCCTGGACTTTTCATGCCCCCCTCCGTCGCTGTCTTGGCCTTGTGGCAAGGCACGCATATCGACTGCAGGTTGCTGTCGTCGTCAGTGCCACCATCGGCCTTCTGGATGATGTGGTCGACATGGCTGGCCTTTGTCAGACGTCCTGCTTTGCGGCACGGCTGACAGAGTCCGTTGTCACGTCTCAGGATCGTCGGTCGCAACTTGTCCCACTTACTTCCGTATCCGCGCTCATGCCTGGTGCCTCGCGATCGGTCTGCAAACTTGCCAGCGTTCTTGTCATCCTGGTGTGATTCGCAGAACCCAGATCCATCACGCGATAGCCGAGAGCAGCCAGGATGCCTGCATGGTCTGGCTGGTCGTGCTGGCATCGTTCAAACCGAATAAAAAAGCCCGCTAGAAAGCGGGCAGTTCCAGCGCTATGCAGAGCGCTGGTGGAGGAGAGCGGGCAACAAAAAGCCCGGTCGCTGAGCGGGTCCGGGCTTTGGGGTGAGTTATCGAACGTATCGAATTACGGCTGATTCTAGGGGGAAAATTCGGAATGTCAACCGACCAAGCCACGGAACGACATTTCCGCGTCTAGCCTGTCACGCGCCCGGTCCTCGATAGCACGGAGGTGGTTGCGGATCGAGGCCCAGCGGCTGGTCATCGTGTCTCGGTGCACGCCTGTCATTTCGGAAAGGTCGCCCAGGTGAACCTTCCGTCCAAAGTATTTTTGCACAAGCCCGTCGACCATGCGCCGATTGTGCACGCCGGTGCCAAGGCATGCGGAAGCGATCGGCACAATAGCGGCCTTCGCCTCCAGGCTCTCGATCTTCTCCGTAGCAAACCTGCCCACGATTACATAACGCTCCGGTTTGTTCAGGGCTTCGACCATCGCACGAATGATGCCGGCCTGCGCTGCGCCATCGAGCCCGTGCAGCCCCTTGCCGCTGCCGATGCTGCCCCGCATCAGACGCGCCATCGGCGTGGGCTGATATTGCTGGGTGCTGTACCGATAGGCGAACGCCAGCGCGGCGTACGCGCTGTCGAACAGCGGTTCGGGTTCAACCCGTGATGCGGCCTGGTGGTCCATGCTCAATTCGTCTCCTCCTGATAAGCCTTGCAGCGCTTGCCATGATTCCGGCGCTTGCCCTTGTCGTCCTTCGCCGTGCAGATGGTGTAATCCTGTCCCCACAGGCGCTCCGTGTGCTGATTGGTGCAGCCACGGCACGTCCTGGCTTCCTCGGCGATCAGGATCTCGAGCGGATCCTTGAAAACCAGCCGGGACGGAATTTCTCGTTCGCCGGTGCTCACAGAGCCGTGACCTTGACGAACGCACGCGGGGTTTCCGCATAGCGCTTCTGCACGGTCAGGTCGACGACCTGCTTGTCGTCCCGGAAAACGATGTCGTTCATGGCGTCGAAGATTCCCTTGATCACGTTATCCACATCCGGCTTGGACGTCGGCATGGTCTCGTGCTCGAGCGCGGCGCGTTGTTTCTTCTGCGACCAACTTGCCGGCGGCGTCACGAACAGCGCGATCGTTACCGCCACGGCGCCGTCGATGATGGTCCTGCCATGCATCGCCTCCTCGGCCTTCAGCTTCACCAGGTTCTCGTAGCTGGCGGTTTTCTCCGGGGTGTACGTGGTCACGTAGTTGCCGCGGCGT